TTTCACGGCAACGGTTAATCATTTCATCGCGGGTGCAATTTTCAACGCTAAAAGGCTTTGGCTTTGATAGGTCGTCCAAAAGCCCTTGATACTCTTTATTGAGTTTCCGATACCTTGCAAGTGCCTCTATCTTTGCTTGTTCTTCATTCCCTATCCAACACACTAAAAAAGCAAGGGGGATAGAAAACAAAAGGCTGACAAAGATTGTTTGCGAAGTCGGTATTGCCGTCCATATTATAAAGTTCGTCAACTGCATACAAAACGACTTACTATGATATTGATAGGCAAATTGATACCGAAGCACACAATGAGCAAAGCAAAAGGCAATACCCTCAAACCATTTGCCCGTCAAATAGCAACAAAGTGCCACCGAGCCAACGACAAGAAGATATTGCCAGAGTTTTCGCTTAAAGAATAGTTTGATTTGTAACTTATTCTTCGGTGTCATCGGACAAGTGCTTAATGCACTCGGCAACATACAACAAGTCGTCGATTGCGTCGGGGAAACGCTCTTTTAAGATTTCAATCTTGTCAAGAGCCTCATCAATGTAAAATGTTTCGTCTTTTCCGTAAAACGGCGGGCAACCTACTCCCATTTTCCACTACCTCCTCATAATTGTAATATAAATATAATAGTAAGAGCCAAAAATAACACTCACTTGTCATTAAAATGAATGTTGCATAGTCGGTGCTTACTATATATCGTGAAAGCCCACGGATTGACAAGGATAATAGTTGAGATACCGAGTGGACGATAATCACAACGCCGACATCTCTTGCCTTGCAATTCCATATTGCGCCGAGCGCAACCATACTCAATAATCCATAATATGCGGATATATTTGTATCAATTACATCAACCGCAAAACTTATAAAAATATTGATAATTAAAATTAGACACCACGGAGCGGAAAGATATGGTTTGTGTGTTACGGCGCATAAAAAAAGCCAATAAGTGATAAATGCCGTTATCGTGTTCAAAAACCGTTTAAGCGCGATATGGCTATCAACATATTGACCGAATTTTATAATGCTCGGATTGTTTATTTTTAGCACAAATTGTTCGGGAAAGGAAAATTTCAGAACATACCACGCGCAAAGATACACGCACACAAGGTATATCATCGTACGGATAACGTTCTTGTTCTTTTCCTATCCCCCTACAATTCGTAATATGCAATCAATAAGCATAAAATTAAGAGTATGAATAATCCGCTCATAATCTTATAGAGTTTCATTTTCATACCCTTTGTGTTTTGTTATTTTTTAGCGCAAAAATCGTCAAAACTGCCGACAAATGCACCGTTTGCAACAGCCGCACGGAACTCGTTAAGAAGTTCGAGTTTTGCCTGTTCTTGCTGTCTTTGTTCGGCTTCTGCTTTCTTTTGCTCGATAAACTCATCAAGCGATACAAGGCAGTTGCCGTCCGCCACTTCGCGGCGATATTCCGCTTCATACATATCGTGGTCGGCTTTCGCTTTTGCGATTGCTTGTGCTTCTTCGTTTGCTTTTTGTGCTTCCGCTTCCGCATACGCCTGCTCTACAAGGTCAACGGACTTGGCGAAACCGAGAGCCTTTGCGGTTTTACGAAGAGCCACCATAATGGGGCTTTCCCAACCCGCACTCACACAACCCAAACAAAGAATTGCCATAAGTAAGCCAAACACGAGTACACCGATTATGATACTTGCCCACAAAGGGATTTGCACATTCCCATACACAATCCCACACGAAGCACCTGCGCCTGACATTGCACTTGCGATAAACGAAGCAACAATACCACATATCGTTTTAGGATTGTTTTTAAGGTAAATTGCAAAAGCACTTTGCTTTTTTGCTTTCTTTTCCTTGACAACTTTTTCCTTTGCCATAGTTTTACCTCTTTTTTTGTTTATATTTGTCGCACAAAATGCTATAAAAATAGCCCCAACTTTTGGAAGAGTTTTGACCGCAATAGGTTTAGTGGCTTCCATAAGTTTAACCGCCTTGCTTGTTTGCACCGCTACCTTTGTTACTTTAAGTGATGAAACCAAAACGACAATCGCTTTAAGTGCGTAAACGGCAAGTGCCACCGATAACGCACCTGTAAATATATCGGCTATGCTTATGATAAGTGTCGATACATTTGATTTCAAGTCGCTCCGATACGTTACAAGTATTTTAAGTATCATCACAAAAGACAACAAACTTGCAATAAGCGAGCAAATTTGCCAATCTATTGAAGTTAGGCACATTGAAACAATGCCGAAAAGCAAGTCAATAACCGACAAAATAAGCAATGTTCGATTATCAAGAGCCTTTCGGACAATCTTTTGTTTCAGCACCTCATCGTCTGACATAATTAAAATACGGGAATATAGGGGGCTTCTACGGGTTCTTGCACGGGGGCTTCCGTAACAACGGGCTGCTCAACGACTTCGGGGGCAACTTCTTCTACGGGGGCGGGAGCGGGTACAACTTCTTCTTCCACGGGTTCGTCCGCAACTTCTTCCACGAAAAGCATAAGATAATCAAGCGTTTTCTTTTTTGCCGAAATATCAAATGCTGCTTCTTCCTTTAAGAGAATATCCGCAAATGCGCTGATAAGCACATCGCTCCAACCGCGCTGTTCGCCAATAGCCTTTGCTTCGTTGAAAGCGTGTAAGTCGTTATCCGCAATTTCGCCTTGCAGTCTTGCAATTTCACCAAGTAATTTTTCCGAGTTTACTTTTAACATAGTTTACACTCCGTTTTTAATATTATAAAAGGCTCAAAAGTTCAAGAGCCGCTTTGTCGGGGAATATTGTTACGCCGAAAGAGTTTTGCACAAGCAACAAAATCACATAGACAATCACGCCAATAATCGCCATAATTGCAAGCGATGAACAAATCACAAGTGCGGGTTTGCCGAAGTTCGCTATTTGCATAAAGACTTCGTTTACAGCGTTAAATATCGAAAGAATTATTGTAACAAGGCAATAGGGCAATGTTAAGATACACAACATAAGCACCATAAGCGGTATGCCATACGACCTATCCGCATAGGTTTTAGGCTGTTCTCTCTCATAAACATATTCCGTGCCGTCCTTGCGACGGAAACGGCGCATATCGTCAGCCTTTTCGCCGTCTTTAATAACTCTCTTCTTTTGTACTTTACGCAAGTTAGAAAAGTCAAATTCCAAAATAGGACGGAAACTCTTATAAAAGGCTTCCGCTTTGTTTTGTTTTGCCTCTAACTTCTTGCGTTCTTCTTCAAGTACCTTGTTTTCAAAGTTAAGTTTTAATTCGTCTTGCTTTGTCTTTTTAATATCCGCCAAAAATTCGCGGTTTTCACGCGTTTCTTCAACGGACTTTTCAAGAGTAAGTGCGTGGACGATTTCCTTACCCGTTTCATTTACATCGCGCTTGCCCGAAACAAAATCTTCTTGCATACGAGCAGTTGCAATGTTGGTGAACGTGGAAACTTCTTTCGGCACATCAGGAACGGCGAGATTTGCGTTTTGCGGCACTTTCTCCGTTTCTTCGACAACTTCATCGTCCGAAAGGTTTTCGTCGATTTCAGTAGTATTTTCGTCAGCCATTTGGTCTTTCATTTCGCTTTCAAATTCGTCAGCCCTATCTTGCCAATCCATTTTTACCCTCAATTAAAAAGCGCACAAACACATAGGTGTCTGCGCACTCATTAAATAAAGAATAGCACACAAAAGTGGTTATGTCAACACCTTTATGCCAAAAAAGTAATGATTTTTTTATTTATTTTTCGGTATCGCCGTCAAGTGCGGTTTCGTCGGTGCTTTCTTCTTCCGCCACATATTCTTCAATTCCATTGAGTTGCTCATTAAATTGATAATAATTAGTGCGAAGTCCAAGATATTCTTCAAGCGTTAGTGCGACTACACCCGACAAATCTTCAAGCGGATATGCCGTAAAACCGTGCCTATCCGTGGGTTTTACGAAAACCCTTGTCTTTTCGTCATTATAAGTGAGCATATTTTGCTCTGCAAATTTAGTGAAATCTATATCCATATCTGCTCCTTAATAATATTGTTCGACTTTGGTAAGAGTAACAGCCTTTCCAGTGTAAAGTACTTTTGCATTTGGCTTGTTTCCTTTTATCGTTGTTACAAAATCTATATTATTAGACGAACTGTTAATTGAAGCACGCACACTACTATTGCTCCCTGTTGTTAAATACTTACCCGATTGCGTTAAATCGGTTGTTTGCGGACTTTCTTGTGCCAAGGTATAAGTTATTCGTGTCGGGTACGCATTAGAAACTATTTCGTGATGTATTGTTGCTGAACCACTATACATACCCGAACCGTCCTGAAAAGAACCTGTTGTTACCCTAAACGTATATACTGTTTCACTTCCCGTCCAAACGGTTTTCCACGAAACAGCACTTTCCGTGTTAATTACAACAGAAACCGCACTTGTAACTGTAATCGTTTGCGAAACTGCACTTGTTTCACCATTTGCGTATTCAGTGCCATTGATAGTAAAACTAACAAGTTTATACCCGCTTGCGGGAATTGCCGTGATTGTAAGAACATCGCCATAATATACGGTTGAACCACTACCTAATGCGCTTATCGTTGCGTGTTGGTTTGGAGAAATGTCGCGCCGTATAGGGGCTTCCGAACCAAAACTTTGTTGTACGGTAAGCGAAAAAGGTTTGCCCCATACCGCTGTTGTGCCGTATTTTAACACCGTCAAATCAGTGCCGTTGTATTTTATTGCCGTGGGCATTACACTATTACTTTCCTTGTTAAAATAAAGTGCCATAATCTTATATAGTTATCGTTAATGTTGTGCCAGAAAGAGAGAAAGCGGATTTAGGAACGCCACTTGCTTCACTCAAAATCTCGCTCGGTGTCCTATAATATATCCAACCATTACCGTCGAATACGCACACTTTCCCTGTATTTGAACCCTTATTTGTCGTAGAACTTGCTTGCAACCAAGAGCCTTTAATATAGCCGCTCGCATTTATTGAATAGCCGTCCGCGGCTGCGTCGGTTAAGGTCTGTTTACCTGTGAAAGTATTACCACCTGCGAGATTAGCCTTTCCACTTATGTCTTGATGGCTTGTTATTACCGTACCTAAATCAATCGTTCCCGAACTTGTTACTGTCCCCTTTGTTGTGTTGTTCATTTTAACGGCAACCGAAGTTACCGTACCTGCGTTTTTTGTAAACCCCCACCCCGAAACGGTGCTTTCGGTTACAGCCGCAGGAATGTCGCTATACAATGCTAAATCTTTTGAGTTCCAAGTCGGTCTTGTTTGTTTGCCCCTAAAAGTTGTCGGGTAACTTCCACTACCTACAATATAGTTGCCACCACTAAAACCTAACATTGTCGCAGTGCCACTATCGGTAATTTGCCCATTTGACGATAAAATTATCTTTGAAGCGGTTGCACTATCGCCGCCCGTGAGCGTCATAGGGCTTGTGAGTGTTCCGCCGCTTAACCCATTGATTGAAGTTACCGCCGCAGGAATTGTCGGCGGGTCGGCAAGAACGGCATACGGAATTTTGATTTCTTCCGTGCCGTTCGCCGTTTTTCTTATAGGTTTATAGGTTGCCATACTGCATACCCCCTAATTGTTTATTGTAATTCAAAGAAAAGTCCGCCGACCATAAGGTCATCACTCGGTGCGGTCTGCCCCGTAGTACCCCACTCAATCGACTTGCCACCTGCCGTTACGCGCCCATAACGGTCAACACTTACTGCGGAATATGAGCCAGCCGTTACCACGGGTTTCAACCCAATAGTACGAGAGAATTTATATCCTTCTTCTTCCAAAGAATATCCCTGAAAAAATCGTTGGTCAAAAGCAAGGTCGCGCGCTGTCGAACCATTATAATCATCTGCGTAATAACTGCCCTGCGGGTGCGTCTTGTAATAAATTGTCAATGATTGCTTAACTTTCCCCGCCACATCGGCATTTACCGCATTATCTACTTTTGTGGTTTTAATATCTTCTACAAGAGCAATGTCCTTTACAGCAGGGTTAGTGTCCAAAGCCCCGCTCATTAGTTTATATTTTGGACGGTCGCCGCTACCCTCAAAAGAAAGAGTACCTCCACCCGAACCAAAAATCAATTCATCATTACTACTTTTGCGGAAAACATTAAGGTCGCCAGTTGAGTTAGACGCTTTTACAGAAATGTTGTTTACTCCAATAGTGGCGTTAAAATTTTTCGCCGCGCTAATATCTTGTACGGTGTCCGTTGTTACATAGTTAGTAGGAACGGTCGGAATATCGGTTTTAAGCGCAAAATCACCGACTTTCTTGCCACTATCCACCAGTGTCTTATTAGTGCTATCATATTGCACCAAATTGCCCCCGACAAGATTAGTGCGTGTTGCAAGCGTTTGCAGTCCGCTCTTTGTGGTATCAATGTTTCCAGCCGCGTCAAGCACAACCTTGCCGACTTGCGCCATTCCGTCGCCGTCAAAGACAAGCGCACCTGAATTAGTGCCGTCGTATTTAGGTACAACCAAACCAGCAGGGCTTGTAAGTTTTGTGGTGTTTCCGTGGGCAACTTCAATCAACTTATCCTTGACTTGAAGCGTGGTGCTATCAATCGTGGTCGTCGTTCCGTTGACCGTGAGATTTCCGCCAACTGTTACGCCACCATTGACCGACAAATTGCCCGTAATCGTGCCACCCGTCTTGTCAAGTTTTTTACCGTCTTGCGTGTCCACATAGGTTTTTGTCGCATAGCCCTTGTCCGCAATCGCAACTTGCAAATTGCTACCCGTGAGCGTTGTAACAAAATCGCCGTTATTAAAGGTAACTTCCTTGTCCGCCGAGCCGTCAAAGGTTATGGACTTTTCAGCGTTTGTGCTATCATTGCCTACAACACTAATCGCACCCGTCGTCTTTTTCGCTTCCTTGACAACTTTGTTTGCGTCCGCCGTATTATCTACATTACCAAGTCCTATATTAGCCTTTGTAATATTTACATTGCCTTTGCGATAGGCACTTTCAGCGTCGCCCTTAACGCCCGTAACGCCACCAGTTTTCGCTATTTCGGCAACTTCGGCAAGCGCGCCCTCAACATTCGTTGAAGTAAAGTTATTAGCGGTATCGGCAAGCGTAACTTGTTCCGCACTCGTTTCGGGCAAAACTTGCACAAGTGTTCCTTGTGCGTCAACTACTCTATGGATTTTTCTTTTTTCAGCCATAAAATATCTCCTTAATCTTCGCTATAAATATAATCGCCGACACTCAAATCCGCCGAGTTTACGCTCTTGTGGCTCTTTGCGTCAACTATTTTAGTGTTTAAGTCCTTTATTTCCTGTAAGGACATTCGGAAACCTTGATTTCCCTTGTTTACATAGACAAACGCTTGCTGCCGAAAACCTTTGGTGTTTGCGGTTGGGTCAATGCGTGCAAAACCGCCCAACTCCAACGGCACGGCTTTCACTTGCTCCGCCGTCGTTTGGTGCGGGTTATTCATATTGAGAACGTGGTCGCGGAAATATTGCGGCTCTGCCCCACTCAAATTCGTATAAGCGGATAAAGTGGTATCGTCTGCGGCAAGGCTCACATTTGCGTTTTTACGCCCTAAAACATCAGCGGTAACACTTGCACCCTGCGGCTCTTCAATTTTGACATTTACGTCCTTTTTTGAGCCGTCCGCGCCTATTTCAACATTTATATTGTCTTTCCCAACGACATCAACATAGACATCTACGCCGAAATCGTTAGCGTCATTGATTAGTGGCAACTTAATACCTCAACATTTTGATTTGCACAAATGGTTTTAATGTTCTCTTCGCCGTTCTCGTCTTTGCCATAATAGGTGATACAGAACACATAATCGCCCCTTGTAAGTTTCTCACTATCCACTTCGTCAATATCAATAATGATTTGGACGAACTTTGTGTCAGAAACGGGGTCTGTTTGTTGCTCCAAGTTGTTATAAGTGTAAGAAAGCACTTCCGCGCCCTTGCGGTCATAGAAATGCACTTCAATGCGGTCGCCCGTGGCAACTTCTAAATTATCAAACTTATATCTTAATGATACAGTGTTTTTGACATACCAATGCCACTTTTCATCTTCATACCACGGTGAGTTTTTGGTTTCAATTTGTATATCGTTCATCGTTTATCTCCGTCTATTATATATGAATTGTAGAGAGTATTCGTAAACCTACCTTTCCGAGCGCAGGCGAAAGCGTACGAACCACGCACGGATAATAGTGGGGAGTATCATTTGCCGAAACTACCAAAGGCAAGATAGTGGTATCATTTATTTTTGGCGTTATAACAAATGAATTTGCTCCGCCTGTTGTAAGCGGAACTTCAAAGAATGTCGATATAGATATACTTGAAACAACAATCTTTTCGTTTCCACTATATCCAACAAAAGAAGCATACCCACCTCCGCCAACAAGATTTTTGAAAGCGAACTTCTTTGTTTTCACGCCGTTGACAGTCGTGCCGTCCACAAACTCAACCGTGGGCGTGCCGCTCCCTGCGATTTGACTTATATCGGGGGCTTGCGTAAGTCCGTCCGCAATAATCTCGGTGTATAAGCCACTTTCAATCGGTGAGTTAATTGCGCTCGGTGCAACCAAATCGCCAACCGCATATTCCTGCCCCGAATTGATTGTGCTGGTGTCTATTTTTTTAGGTGTAAAATTTGCCATAAATACCTCAATATTCTAAAAGAGTGAGCCTTTGCCAACAAGCACCGTCATAGAAAGGCTCTACCCCAATAATCAAAAAGTCTTTTGGTGTCCCGTCAATGTTTTTCGACATAGGCGTGTCGCCACTAACCGAGTTGACATAAGGGCGCACAACTTCACCGATTTTGAATATCATTGACTTGTCGTTGCTTTCAACGCTCTTGACTAAATTGCCGTCAGTGTCATAATATTCGCCATATTCTACTAATAGTTTAGCAGTTTCTTTACCATTTGTCCACTTATTTATAATTTTATTTGCGAGAAAAGTGCCGATTTTTTCAGTGGTTTCCCCGATTGTTATTTTAGTTTCCGTTTGATAAAGTTCATTATATGATAAACTTTGTGCGAAAGTCCCCGTGCCGATTGAAACGGGCGCACTTGTTACTTGAAATTGTTGCCCCGCAATGCTTGCCGAAACGGATTGTACCAAATATCTATCATCAATGTATGTAAATCCCGTATATTCCGACGAGTAAGGATATGTATGTTGATAGTCATAAACAATCCCAAACGCCAAAGACAAGTTGTTAGAAGTTGTGCCGTCTAATAGTACCCCTAATGCAAAGTTTGGAGCATAGCCTTGCTCGCCGTTTTTTAACCCAACACCAACTTTCCTGAACGCAGCATAGTTGTCGTAATATTGAGCGACATTTCCCGTAATCGTTCCTGTTTTGGTATCTCCGCCACCGCCTTTACGACCTCTGCCCGTTGTGTAATTGTAATCAAAGGACAACGCTTGCGATAAATCAATGGGCGACGAAATAGGCACATTCACTTGAAAATATGCAATATAATAATCTTGTCTATAAGTATATATTTGACCGTCAACGCGCTCTTTAAGCGTAAGCCCCGTGTTTCGCGCCGTAAGTTGTTCCGCCGTCAATGGCGCACGCGAATAAGTACATTCTTCACTCGTATATCCACTAAAACCCGTATTGCCAACCGACTTGTTGGAAACGACCGTAACATTATTTTCCGAAAAGTTTACAGTCTTTATCTCGTTATTGACAATTTTGTTATTATCAATATCGCCGTATATGTTTTTTGCTTTAATTACTATTGCCATAATCACGAAAGAAGTTGAGTGTCGATGACGATTTTGCCGTCCGCACCCATATACATATACAATCCACAGAGATTGCAAAGTTTATCAAATGCCGCCCATACTTTTGATTGTTCCAAAAACGGATATTTTATTGTGGTTGACGACATTATCGTTTCCGCATTTGCCGTAACAGCAAACTCATATTTCGTTACATAAGCCTTTAACCTTTCAAAAACAGCCTTTGCGGTCATCGGCGTTGTACTCATTTTAATTTCGTTGCTTTCGGTTTCTTGTAATTCCAAAAGCCCGTCGGACAATTCAATGTCGATGTTAAAGTTATTTACATCGTATTTTAAGTCAGAAATAAGCATTTTAGCGACACTTTGTTGTTTGTTTGCCGTGGAGTTCTTAATTATAAACTCAACGGGGCTATTGCGCCCTATGGTCTTATTTTGCACATATCCAAGCAACTCACCGCCGTCGTCTTTCACTTTAAGCGACGCAGTTCCCGACATAACGCCGAAAATAGGCTTGTTGTTTGTCGGTCTATCGCTTTGAGATATATCCATATCAACCATATTTATTTTATCAACCGCATATCTTACACCTATGTTAATGCCGCTGATAATAGTGGGATATTTGCCGTTTTTTGAGCCTGCGTCGTCCATACCCGCACTTACACTTATATGATATAATGGCACGTTTTCATACGTCCCAATGCTTCCCGTCTTTGTTTCAACGGGGAAATATGTAATTGCACTATCTATATCAAAATACTTTCCGTTAATGTATATGCTCGCGGTTGTGTTCCCGAACTTTGTCTTTGCGGGATAGTGATTATTATAGGTGTCAAACGCAATGGTAAGTCCTTGTGCGGGAGCGGCACAAATGATATATACATCATAAACACCCGTCCCCGAAATGCTATATATGCTTACTATCGAATAACCGACCTTATTAGGCGCAAAAGTATGCCCCCCGCCCAACTTGCTATGACTTAATAAAAACGGGGTTGCGCCAACATTTGCCTGTGTATTACACACGCTAAAAATATCCGCTGTGTTTGGGGTAAGCCAATCACCCTCGCGTTCATAGGTCGCTGCCGAAATCTCGTTTGTTGCCGCGCTTATGGACTTTATTATTGCCGAATACTCAATCATACACTTGCTCTCCAAATAGCATAAAGAGTAGTATTCTTATAAATAAGATATTCTTCGCCGTTAAGATAGTTAAAAGTCGAGCCGTCCGCCGAAGTACCCCACTTAACGAACTCATATCCGCTCCTTGTGGGCGTTAAGCCATTGCCTATAACAACATTCGTGTTTTTCGGAATTTCGCGGCTTGTGGGCATTTGTGCGACCGTATCGGTGGTGTTTGCATTATAAGTCAACGAAACATAGTCAAGGTCGTTATTTGTGCCGACAAGTTCAATCTCATAATTAAGCAACCCAAGCACTTTGAGTTTTTGCTGATAGATTTCGGGATAATCGTTAGGCGAAAAATACATCTTGTTTGTTACCCTTGTATCGCTCTCAACATCATAACAAGTCACCGTAAACTCATTCTTGCTATTGATAAGTTGGATAAGTCGCCTATAAACATCAATATCCATATAGTTGAAAGATATTTTAAGGCGGGGAGTAACAAAGGTTGCATAGGAATTAAGGTTGCCCATTGCGCCCGTTTGCGACCTTGTGGGACTTTTCACATAGGTTTTTGCCTCATAATAAGTAAAAGTGGAATAGGACGAGAACTTCTCCCCGTCTATTTCCACTAAATCAAGCCTTGTTCTATTATAGTTGTCTTGCAACGCTTGCGGCAATCTCGCAAGTTGTTCAGCCGTTAATGCCATAATCTACCTCATACCTTTGCAAAGTCAAGTCCTCTACGGGTTGCCGATTTCCTTGTGATTTCAAAAAGCGTATCTTCGCCGATTTTCACCGTGATAGGTTGTGCTGTTTCGTGTCCGCCGACTTGTTGCATTGTCGAAAGTGCCGAAACCATACCGCCGTAAATCGCTTGTTGCAGTTGTTGCATATTCATAACCGCCGATTGACCGCTTCCAACATTTGTTACAAGTTCCGCGCCACGCTCGCCCGCAAGGAACAATGAGCCTGTATCGGGAAGTCCGCCCGTCGCATAAGTACCGATATTGAATAAGCCCTTAAAGAAGTTCTTAATGCCTTTACCGCGACCGCCTCTATTCCATAAGTTTTTGGTAAACCCATAATTAAAGTAACCCTTTACTCTTTCGCCAAAGCCCGAAAAATCAAGCGTAAGGATAGATTTGAGTATATCCAAAAAGGTTTTAGCAACGCCTACAATCGTCGTAAGTATGCCCGCAAAAACGGCAAGCGACGAATATATAATACTCTTTGAAAAGTCAAGGTTAAGGATAACTTTTATTGCGTTTATCAATGCGCCAAGCACTTCCCATATTTGCTTGCCGAAATTGATACTTGCTTTCATAACGGTGAGAATTACATCGCCGTACTCCCCAAAGATAGACTTAATAAATTCCCAAGCCTTTCCAAGCGTGGCTACAACGGCTTTAAGTGTTTCTTTGAACGAAGTTATGACCGCCTTTATTTTTTCCAATTTAGGCGCGTTTTCCGCCATTTTCTCGGTATCTACCGCAGCCTTTTCAAACCCGCCATAACTGCTTTGCTGTAAAACATTGAATTTATCAAAGGGCAAAAGGTTTACCGCCTTATTATATTGCTCTTGATATTCGGTGTTTACTTTGGTGTACTCGCCCGCGCCTTTTAAGTAGGCGATTGTTTCCGCAAGTTTATTATTTAATTGTGTAAATGAATTTACAATCTGGATAAGTGCGGGGGCAATGCTTTCCAAAATCGGCGCAAAAGCGGCTGTGAAACTCATCTTAAAGTTTCGCCCTGCCGAAGTCAACGCCGTCATTGTCTGCTCAAATTTTGGGCTAAACTCCGCAAATGCTTGCAAGCCATTCCTTATTGTTTGAACTATGCCCTTAATTGCCGCACGAATTGCACGATAAATAGCGACACGGACGATTGCCTTGCCGAGTTTCCCGCCAAAACCCGAAGCCTTGCTCTTCTTTTCTTCTTTATCTTCACGGTCGCCGAGTTTCTTTATAACGTCGCCAACGCTCTTAACTTTTTGCTTAAACTTTTCCCAAAGGATTATATGCTTTTTTTGTTGTTCGTTGGCTTTGATTTCAGGCTCGATAACACCTTTTTCGATAAATACAGCGGCACTATCTTTTGCGGACTTGCCACTCTCTTCAAATATGCTATCAATGGCTTTCTTGACTTCATTCGACTTGCCTTTTGTGGTAATAGTGATTTTGTCAAGTGTTCCCGTTATGGTTTGTTTGACCGACGTTAAGTCCTTGCCGATATATTGATAGGAAGTTTTGGCATTTGCGCCGAAAACGGTGCTTTCAAGTGCCTTTTTCGTTTTCCGCGCTTCCTTTGCCATTTCTTTGTAAGATTGCAAGGTCGCCTGTGCAGCGTCTTGTTCTTTTTGCAACTCTTCCGCTCTTAATTGAAACGGATTTCCACTCACGCCGTCAAAGATTTTTTGAGAATATTCAAGGTTTTCGTCAATCGCCTGTTGGCGTTGTTTCATCACCTTTTGCAGTTTCTTCTTTTCTTCCGCAATATCAATGTCGCCACCAAAAATAGCCCCGTCTTTAAGTTCGGGGGCAACCGCTTTTTGTACTTGTTTCGCCGCTTGTTTAAGTTCGGAAACATTTACATTGATTTTTAAGTGCGACAAAGTTTCCAAGTTTTTCATAAACTCGGAAGATAACACTTTATCAAGGGCGGCTAAACTACTTGATAAGTCCTTTATGTTTTTAATATCGGAACTTGATAGGTCGCCAACTTCTATCCCTAATTTCAGGCTATCAATTTCGTTGTTATCCGCCATTTAGCACCTCATTTATTTTTTACCTAAATTCGCAAAAAAGTCCCACGCTCTTTGGCGTTCTTTTTCAACCCACGCTTCGTCTTTTGCTTTTTCGGTATAATTTTCGTCGTTTTTCTTAATTTGGGGCAAGTCGGGGTATTTCGGGGGTGAGTGCTTTGAATATCCCATAATTACGGGAGTGGAAGCAAGTGCGGCTCTAACATAAAGACCGATTGCCCACGCGCTTTGCACCATTCTATTACTCTCATCTTCCATACGCTCTTGATACGCCTTAAAATCAAGTTGTATATCGTGTGGAGTGAGTTCCCAAAATTCTCGCCGAGTGCCTCCGATTTTGAGGTATGGCAGTAAAAATTCATTCTCTATCCAAGATGAAAAACTACCATACTCTCGCACGGATTTGTTTTTTGTTTGTGTGGGGTTATCCCCGATTATTTCTTGCTCTTGCCCATTGACTGAAAAAAACTGCACTCTTGAAAGCCCGTAAGCAAGGGGAATAAATCTTCAAACGACCCACCATTTGCAAGGTGAGCGTCGATTTCCGCACCCGCTTTGTCAACGTCCATATCCGCTACAAAGGCAAACAAGGAAAGAATGGTTGACATAGGATTGTTTTCAAGTTCAAGGGGGTTAAGCCCGTATTCCTTTTCCGCTGTGCAAAGGGCATAAAAACCGAACTTTGCAAAGTCATAGGAATACTCTTTGTTGTTGATAGTGATTTTAATGGAAGTTTTACTCATTTACATTTCTCCATTTCAAGTGATTATTCGGCGTAAGTGGGGTCGTCCGCAAAAACGGGTTCGCTCGTGGGAACGATATAAACCGAAGTTTCCAAAAGCGAGTTGGCTTCCGCCGACGGAATACCCATTTCCGACGGGTCGCCCGTAAAGAAAATCGACTTATCGAAATTCGGAATATCCACGCAATACCACATTTGTTTGCCGTCCGTGAGATTGTTGTTAGCCGTAATCATAACCGACCACGCGTCGTACAAATCTTGCGTAAGGTTCGCGTTGAACTCCAAAGCCCCGCCAATATCTTTAAGCAACTTAACATAACTCGTATATTCGAGATTGTCAAAAGTCGTTGCGTCAGCCGTGTTAGGTTGGGGGTTAAAGTCGGGGATAGATTTTAAGTCGGGCAAAACCGTATATCCCGTAGTAGGACGAGTACCTTTGGTAACTTCCGTCGCATAGGAAATCTTAATACCGATAGAGGTCAAAGCAATTCCCATAGTTTTTTATTCTCCTTAAAGTTATTTACTCATTGATAGCCGAGTATGGCTTGATAACAGTAAAAACAAAGCGTGGCACGGTTTGATAGTTCGCCGAGCCATTTGACACGGGCATACCAAAAGGCGCACCGCCAACCTTGTTTACAAGTCTTATATTTTTGTTATATGCAATCGTGGCTTCCTTATCTTCAAAGAGTTTAGAAACCTTTTTCCCAAGCAATTCCGCGCCTTGTTGTGCGCCGTAAGGCACTCCCTTATACTTAATCCCGTCTTTCCAATAGCAATAGAATTGTACGGGATAATCGGTTGCGTGTTCCGCATTAAAGGTCGAGGCGCGTGTTGTATCGTCATCGCTTATAACATAAAGAGATACTTGCGGGCTTTCAATCTTTGTTTCTTTTGAGTATGCTCTAACGACTTTAATTTTGGCGGGGAAACCGCCGTCCGCTTGAAGTCCTATATTTATATACTCAATTAAGTCTTTAAGAAATTCGTCCATAAGTTCTCCTTAACGCATAAAGCGTCTTTTGCCGACACCGCGAAGAGCGTCTTTTGCTATTTTAACACAATTCTTCCGCAAATAGTCGCCAGCCTTATAAAGCCCTGCAATCGGAGCAAAACCATTCCACGGCTCGGCTTCTTTATCATATAACTTTTGATAATAGTTATATACCCAGCCGTCGGTTGAAAGGATTTGTCCGTGGCTGATAAAAGTGCGGTTTTCGGTGGGAAGTTTCCCTTTGTAATCGCCTAACTCGCCAAGTATGCCCGTGCCAAATTCGGCATAATAAACGCCCTTGCCTGTCGCGGTAATTTCGTTGCGCCCCGTATATCTTTCGTGCGAGCCAACTATAATTGTAAAGTCTTTCGCATACGGGGTGTCCCATACCTTTTGACCGTTTTCAAAATGATACTTGTGGAACTCGTCATCGGCGACGTTTCGTCCCGCGTCCGCTAATGCCCCGCCAATCACTCGGCGATATTCTTTATTGTCATCTGCCAAATAGTTTACCGCTTTTGTAAATCTTTGAAGCCCGCGTTTGTCTATCATTTTTCTTCCGTTCTTGCCGACAAATAAACTCTCGTGAATTTATTGACGACGGTAGGGGGACGGCTAACAAAAGCATTTGCCCCGTCGCCACTTACATAGTCTTTTGATTTGGTATTCGGCATTGCCCCGTCCACATAGAAAAGGTCTTTTTCGCCAATCGGAAATTTACTTTCATAAATCCCCACGGGTATCATCACTTTCCAAGTGGAAGAACTATTTTCACCAAATACTTTAATATCATTATACTCGGTAATAGGCTGACAAGTAAAGTAATTAAAAGAAGTTTTTATTTTAATAGGTGGAAGATATGACGGCGAGCCGTATTCGTTCACGCCATTATATCGACACCACCAAACATAACTACCTAATCTCATTTGACTTCACCTGCCAATGGGACAAGCCTTGCCCTTAAACCATTGCTTATCATAGTTGCGTCATAAACAATGGAAAGCCCGTTTTCGCTGTAAGAGCGAGCATTTACGCCATTCCTTTCAAGGATTTCTTGCATACAATCTCTCACCCAGCCGACCGCACGGGGACGAGTTTCGGGGATTGCCACGATTTCGTGAGCATAGGGGAAAGATATGTCAAGATAAATGCCAAGTGCTTTATTGTAAAGCCTATCGACTTCATCTTCCGACAAATAATCGTGTTCGTTTTTGAACTCGTCTTTCATATTGTCAACCAGTGAATTTATATCTGCCATATCTTATCTCCTAAAATCTCATTGTTAGTAATTAGCCGCGGCTAATGATACGAGCGATAGGAATTGCTCTGTGGGGGTAAGTAACCGTGCCGTCAGCCGATTTTGCGATAGCCCAGTTTGCGCCACCTTGCAAATCCGCGTCCGTCGGGGAAGTGCCGCCGTCTTTCGTGAACGAAATGCCACGCGGTGCAAACATTTTGCGTTGTCTGCTGTAAAGGAAAGTTTTGCCGCCTTTGGTTTTGGGGTCTCTGTCCATTTCATAGGGAACTTCAACGCCAACATCGGCATACTCGAACGCGCCGCGACCGAGAATGTAAGTGGTGTAAGTTGCGCCCGTAAGTTCGTAATAGTTCGAGGTGGACGGGTTGCCCGTGGGTGCAGAAACGACGGTGTAGTTGCCGCTGCTGTCTTTGGTGAAGTACACTTTGCCCGCCTGAACGGTCGTGTCGGCAGAAGCGGTGTAAATAGGTGCAACGGGCATATTGTCGTCAACAAGGACAACTCTGCCGTTCCAAGTTGCAAGAGAAAGGTCGCGCTGTACGCCGTTTGCGTCGGTGTATTTCAGGTATTCCAAAAGGTTTTGGTTTTCAAGGCTCGTGGCGACCGCACTGTGCATAATTGCAACGGTGAAAGCGTTTTTGTTGTCGCCGCCCGCACGCTGAATTGCCGTGTTGAGCGTGGTTACGCCAACTTTGTTGTCGGTTGCGCCCGAAATATCGTATGAGTGTGCCGCAACGAATTTCTTGCCGTCCGCGTCGCTCATAGCGAAAATGCCCGCGAGTTCAGCAAGGAGCGTGTTTTGGTCGACGTTATCCCAATAGTGGGCAACTTCATTTGCAAGGGGCAAGAAGTTTTCGCCGCCCGTAATATCGGACGAAAAGTCGAGTTCGCTCCAAGCATTTGCACGACCGATGATGACTTTCTTTTGCGAAATGGTCGAGCGAGGACTTGCGTCGATGTCGGTTGCGCCGTCATAGTTTACGGGGTTGCCGCCGAGTGCGCCTTTAATAGGTTCGGTAACGATGTGCGAGCCAACTTGTTCGGAACATCTTGCTCTCATATCACCCGAAACGTTTACGAAAACACCTGCTTTAAGAAGTTCATTCCTGCGCAGGTCGGATACGGTCTGCGTATATCTTTCAAATACTTCGCCGTTAAAAATTTTGCTATCAAAAACTGCCATTTTAGTTTTCTCCTAATAATTATTTTTGGTTTAAGATTTGCCGATACAGTGCGGGATTACTATCACGAAGTTCGTTAAGTTCTCTCATAGAGTAATCGGTAAGTTTTTTAGGTTTCCCGTCGGGACTTGCTTGCGGTAATTTTACACTATTTTTCAAGTTTTCCGCATTATTTTGTGCGACTGTTTTTTCTATGCGGGTTTTCATAATTTGTGCATATATCGCAGGGTCGTCAGGGTTCGCCATAATTTGTTGTGTTTCCTCGGCGTCATAGCCGTTTGCCAAAAGTTTCTTCTCAAACGCGTTCTTTTGGTTTTCTTTGGTAAGAATATCCAACTGCGCTTGCAAAGCGTTCCATTCCTCTTGTCGTTTTTCTTCTTCCGACATAGACGCTTGCCTTATTTTTTCGAGTTCCGCTTTTGCGTCGGTAGCGACTTTTTCCGTTGCCTTGAACTTATCAATGGAAACATATCCGCCGCCTGAAAGGTCAACAAACTTTTTGTTTGCGAGTGCGGCATTGATTTCTTCAATCGTCATACCGTCTTTGTAATTTTCGCCGAGTAAATCTTTGAGTTCCATAATGCTCCGTCGGTCAGCCTTGATTTGTAAACGCGAAGTGGCTCTCCGCATAGACCGCCTTGTATTTATATCTCTGCAAGGTCGAGAAATTTATATATGTGTTAGCCTTTCGGCTTTGCAACCGCTTTGTTTTTGTTGTAATCGTTTTGTCCGTCGTTATTATCGCCGTTTCCAACGATTTTTTGGGTTGCGGCAAGGGTTTGTTCCGCCTTTTCCGCTTCCTTTTGTTCTTTTTGGTCGATATATTGTTGCCACTTAAAGCCGTCAGTGTGCGCGTCCATTGATAACCCAGTGTCGGTCAAAATCATTTCGGGCGGCATACCAATGTTGTACAAGTTGTTCGCCGCTTGCGCTTTGGACAAAATATCGTCATTCGGGTTGATGTTGTATTTGATTTCAATTTGGCTTGCCGAAAGTTCATCAACTTTGGTGTCGGGGACAGTACGGCAAATATCAAGGATAAGTTTCAGCAAAGCATAGTCGCTTTTTTTCATACCAATAATATCGCCCTTGATTTTTGTATAAGCATTTTCCCAGCCGCCGCCAAGAAGTCTTGCCTTGCCCGTTTGACCGCCCGTGGTCGTAACACCGCTTGCAATAGGCACGCCCGCTATATCGTATGCTTTGGTTACTCTTTGTTCATAAAATACATTGACGTCCGAGTGGTTCATTTTCACTTCAAGAGTGTAAACCTTGCTCGGCATATTCGGGTCGCCCGAAGATTTTACTTTAATCGTACCACCGCGGCGCATTGCCTTTACGGTTTCTTCGTCAACTTCCACATTCTCAAAGACAAGGATATTGTTTACGGTGTCAATGATTGCGTCGGCACTATTTGAAACGATAAGATTGATTACATCAAGCAAGTCCTTGTTGGTTTCAATAATACCCATACGCTCTTTATTACGAGCGTGTTCAATGATAGGAAGTTTAGTAAATGCGTTTTTAGTGATTTCCGAAATAGCATAATCACCGCTAAAAGGCACGGAAGTTGCGCCAAGATAAGACCCCTCGCATTTAAGTGTAAATTTACCATTGTTAATGAGAAATTCGCACTTGTCATTTGCGTCGTCAACAATAATGCTCACGCAAAACAGCGGTTCTTCGCCATAATAGTTAGAATATACAACAAAGTTATAGCGGGGGTCAACATCTTCACAAATGAACGGCGACATAGTGTCTTTATCGTACTCTTTACTATATCTCGCTCTATTGTTTTCGTCATATTCGATAATATCGGTGCGGGGAACACAATAAGTCGTGCCAATGCCCACCGCATACATCATTTTTTTGGTTTCGCGGAAAGCAGTGAAAAATCCGCTATCTTCAAGGAAATTGTCAAGATAGGTAAGGTCGTCGCTCTCAACGTCCGATTTGTGCGTTAATTGCATTTCATCGCCCATTAAAAAGTCAACCTTAAAGGTTACTTGTGCATTTGCGTGGTTTTCAACAACGCGCTGGTTTGCGTCGGTATTTGTTGCGTCATCGCCAAGAAACGCCCTTGTTTTGGTACGAATATCCTGCTTGCCAACAAAATAGTTATATAAGTAATCTTCTTTGATAACGTTAAGATTATGAACTTGCAAACAAAACGGCATATATTTCGTATATACCGAAATGAGTTCGTTTATTGTAAACGCAGAAAATTCCTCTTTGGTAAAGGGGATTTTGATTTTTTTAATACCGCCGTAATCGAATAGCACGTTATACCTCAATAGAAAGAGCGCAAACCACTGTCTGCGCAATAGAAATCAGTTATTTTGTTTTTGCTTAAAACTATATTTAATTACTCTACGGCAATTATCACAAAAAGTTTTATGTGTGTAGTGTCGCATATCAAAGTCCACCTCAAATCCGTCGGGAACTTCAATATCAAGCGGCTTATCAGCCCGTTTGCAGCAAGGGCAAATTACATACTTCTCCATAATCGCAGTGTCCTTATTTTTATATTATCAAACCTTTTTTATATTTGTCAACATATTTTTAATAAAAAAAGTAATATTTATCGGCGAGTTTCAAGCACCTCAATCGCTCCCATTTTCACACCATTGCTTACAAATGCCTTTGCAAACATCGAAATCATATCAATTCCGTCGTCGTTTTTGCCGTCATAAGCATAGCAAACAACGTGGCGCATAAGTTGTCCCATATTTGAACTTTCGGGGAACATTTTTCGGTCAGGGAAACGAATACGCTCCAAAATTGCGCTTTGGGTATTAAATATCCTTACTTCTTTATTTTCATAAGAGTATTGCGGTATAATATTGCACGACCACCCAAGTGCCGCAAGCCTTTTCCTTATCTCGCTTACAATCATTGAGTTCGTGTTTGTTTCTACGACAAGGTTAGTTGTCTTGTGGAAAACCATTTTTTCACAAATATAGTCCAATAACTCTTTATCGGCGATTTTCCCGTCAAGCGGTTTCTTTTCATAAACGCAATCGGTGAAGAAAAAGTCCTTGCTCTTGTTATCCCGATAGAAAATGCCAAGCGCGGCATAGTTGTTTCCTTTTCTCGGCAAGTCAAGTGCCGCCCACGAAAAATCACTTCTTGTGCCACCGTTGCACTCTTTTGCGGGCAAATCCGTATATAATCTTAAATTATCCCAATAATAGGGCGTTCCCTCTGGCGGTAATGGCGATTGTTGTTCCATTGCCATAAAGGTACGCATATCTCTATTGCGTTCTTCCCTTGCTTCCGCTGTTGAGTATTTTGCGGGATAAGTGCTTTCATCGGTGTCAAAGTCAAGTTTAGGACAGGACACCGAAACAAATCGAGTGTTTTCGTTCACATAGGTGTACTTAAAGCGAGTATCGGGAACGGCTTTTTTTGCACCAAACTTTTCCTTGTATCTTGACAAAAAGTCATAAATTGAATAGGCAGTGCCACCCGCTATCTCAAATGAGTTATACTGGTCGTACTCACGCTTTTTCCAGCAATCGTTATATCTCGCCCAGTCCTTGTCGTGTTCATTGATATTTTCCTTGTCTTTCGACCTACAAATATCATCATAAAATCTATACTTAAAGCGACCGCCGTCAATAGCGGTTTCTTTTCCGCAACAAAGGAATGATTTAGGGCGTTTAGAGCCGTTTATTACCAAAATGCCCTGATTGCCCTGACTTATTCTACAAATGGAAAAAATCTCTTCCTTGCCGTTAAATTGCGCGTAATATGGGAACACTTTGGCATATCTCGCACTACTCATTGTATTGACTATGCCCGTCATAACGTCCGACACAAGCGTGGGGTTGCCCACCACTTTCATTACATCATTGTTTATAGGGTTTATACCAAATATAAAAGATATGGCTTCTACGTCGCTATAACTATTATGCGTTACAATGCCGTTGCAAATAAAGTTGTGAGTTTCTTCAACTTCAATATCGACCATATTTGCTTCTTCCGAAATTGCTTCTATTGACTTTACCTTTTGCCATACAAAATCTTTTGAAACAATATCGTTTAATTCGTTTGTTTCGTTGTTGTATTCTTCAACAAAACTACGCTTAAATGTGCTATTCCTATTCCATATTTTATTTACTCTACGCTTAAACCCTTTTTTACCTATAAAGAGTTCTTTCGGATAGTTTATGCAATTAGAGTATGGTTTCATAGACTTTGCACAAATATCGTTATATCGGTCGGTTAAGACTTGTTGTTTATGGAAACAATATACATTGTTATATATTTCCTCTATGAACTCGTCGGGGATTTGCAAAACCCAACTATCAAAAAGTTTTCCATTAAGGTGAACGGGCTTATAGCCTACAAGACTATAAATACCACAAGATGACAACAGCCTTTGAATGTCGCCAATAAGCGGTTTGTTGGCAAGGGTTATCCCCGTTAGGCTTCCGCCGTCCCTTAATTTGCAAATATATCCGTCCGTGCCGAACATTATCCCCAAAAACTCGTATTTTTGTTTCAAAGATAAGTTAAAAAATTGTTGCGGAAGTCTTTTTTCGGTGGCTAATTCCCCAAAAATTCCATACTTTTTCAACAATTCGGCAACTCTTCCGTTATTTGACTTAATCCTATATTCTAAACAATTATTATGATACTTTTTTGCATAATCAAAATGCAAGTTTCCAAGGCATTTCTCAAATGCGGCGGCAACTTCATTGTCTTGTTGTGCAAACTTATATAAATTCTTTTTGCAATGCCCCTCAAAAAGCATACAAGAGATGAAAAACAACTCATCGTAATCAATCTCTTGCCCGCCGTCGGTTTTCGCACAAAACTCATAGATATAGTCGCTTGCCGTTATTTCATCGGCACGCACATATCCCCTTTGTGTAAGGTGGTGGTGTTCGGGGCTTGAAATTATCGCTTGACCGTTTCTTGCCGTTATTTTGATTTGAGATTTCCGACTATTCCATTTGTTGGTTATTTTGCGCTCAACAAGTTTATTATCTTTAAGAGAATATACTATATCGCCAACATTAAGGTCTTTAAGCGGAATATATCCGTTCGGAGTATATGCCTTTTCAGTTTCGAGTATGCACTTGCCGAAGCCCGTCGGATATTGTTTACATATATGTTTTATAGAGCCGTCAAGCACCATTTTGTTTATATAAAAGTAAAGTCCCTCAATGCAAGGCATTACATTTTCCCACACCCTATCTTTTGGGTCGGTATCAAATTCCATATAAAGGGCAAAGTGTTTAAGCGAGCGAAACGCCGCGAGCGCATAAAAGTTATCGTAAAGTTCCATATACTTATTCAATAACTTTGTATTTTCGGGCGATTTTTTCGCAATCTTGCTCAATTTTTCCACTTTGGCATATAAAGGCAATAGGTGATTAGAAATAATGCACCTAATATGGGAGCGAATTTCCGCTTCCGCCGTTTTATTCTCTTGTGGCACTAAAACTTTATGAATTTGTTGCCAATAGGCAGTGTAAAGAATATCAAAAAGTTGTGAAACGGTTTCATCATCGTCCCACAACGCTTTTTTATTAAGTCGCTTATTAAGTTCTTTATTACAAATGTTTATTGTATTTGCATAATTATCTACGCTCATAATGCAAAAAATAAAGGAGTGGGCGACTTTTTGTACGGTGTCGCCCAGACCGCATAAAGGAGTTATAGATGTACAAACAACAATGCCGAAGCAACACTATTTGATACAAAGCAAAGGAGTTGGGCAATTAGGTTGGTTCATCGCCCTAACCGCTTATATGACAGTATGTTTTACATAACAAGGGAACTTTCGAGATAACCTTATCATAACCAACCCATATAAGTCGGCAATCGCGGTCTCGGCAAGGTTAAACCTCGCTACGCAATTAGTAACCAATGTGTTTTTATGTCAGGAGTAAACGTTGATTACTCTTTGATATTACCACCAACGCCCACTTTTGTCAATAGGTTTTATAAATTTTCCGAATAATTTTTAAGCCTTTCCTTTTGCTCATCGGTAAAATCAACCGTTTCCCCGACAATTTTGTTGCCCGAACGGAGCAACGACAAGAAAGCAAAGCGTTCCAACATTCCCGAATATTGTAAAAGTTTATCCATTATTTATTTCCTCCTCTAACCATTTTGTTATAAGCGGTGGCGCAAAGGCTTTTTTCTTCGCGCTGTTTTTGACTTGCTATACAACTTTTCACCATATTGCGCTCCGTTTGACACTTGCAATGGTCGCAATAAAAAAGTTTCCCGCTTAAATCATAGCCAAAATCTTCGCTGTTTACCCACTTTTGTTTATCAAGGCTCTTTTGCCTTTCTTTATTAGTCATTTTTGATGACCTCCTACTGTTGATAAGCAAATATTACCACTTTCGACCACCGCTGTCAAGAGATTTTCTTAAAAAATAGAAAAAATTTCAAAAAAATTAAAGCCCCTGCTTAAACTTACTGCCTTTCAGCAATTTACAAGGGCTTTTTTGTCCGAACTACGGTAGCGAAAGTCCGTGTCGAAACTTACCAAAAGTCAAGAGTGTACTCACATTCCCGTGATTGTCGGGCGATTTCGGCTCTTAACTATTTATTCTTTTGTCTATAAATATAATATCATTATGTGCTATTATTTGTCAACCTTACCAAACCACATTTTTTGTGCATTTTCGGGCAACTTATCAGGCGCGGCAGGCTTAACATCTGCAAACGAACTTCCCCCCGACCGCAGCGCACTTTTGATTTCCTTTATCTTTTTTTCGTCGGTTACGACGACCGCTTTATATTCTTCCATAATATATACCTTTCTCCTTTTTTTAATATCTACAAAAATAATCCTTATTAAAATAAATAGAAAAAACGGGCTGCTCTCACACAACCCGCTTTTCCCGAATTAAAATACAACAGGAGGAAAAGACACAACCAATGTCTATCTTTATTATATATCTGAAAATACTAAACTGTCAACCACTTTTTCCCACAAATTTACTAATTATAGTTAGCACCGTTGCCCGCACTTTTTGAATATTTATACATTTTGACATTTTTCACCAAAAACATTATCACCACACTGAACATCTTTCGCTCAAATATTTCAATTTCGCACTTTCCCTTGACTTTCCGCGCCAAATCGCTTATACTATCACCATAGTCATTATTTCCCCCGTTTGAGAAAGAGTGATGATTTGTTGCCCACACCAACACTTCACCGCTCTTTTTCTTTTGCCACAAAATCAACCTTTCGCCCCACCGCTCTTATATATATCTATAAATAAATTAAATATTAAGTAATAAACACACTCACTTGGCACTCACTCACCCTCACCCACGCGATATTCCCCCGCATATTCGCCGTACACTATGAGAGGGTAAACTCCCAGGGATTGGGCGTGCGCGAAAAATGGTGGGGGCATACCCCCGCACGCCCGCACGCACGGGAAAACACGCACGAACGCGCACGAACGCGCACGCAATCCGCCCCGAACGCCCGCCAACTATCCACAAAACGACCGTTTGACGGACACGACCGCCCGACAGCCCCCAGAAACGCGCCAGAAAGCCGCCCCAGCCGCCCGAAACCCCGCCGCGTATGCGATAAGTAAAGATATATAACTTACTTTTTAGGAAACAAGACAATAAATAATAAACTATAAATAAACTATGATGTATAAGTGAGTGCTTATAACTTGTTTTAAGAGAGAAAAGAAAAGATATATAAATAAAGGCGTATAAGGTCATATATTAAGGCGTTAGCGATATAGACGGGAAAGAGTGCGCCCGCACGCGTTCCGTGCCTTGTAGCCCCCTTTATAGCCTTATGTATAAATATACAATAGTATGTATAAATATACAAGTGATATATATATATCAATAGTGATATGGCGATATATCAAAATTGGTATGGGAAAAACTATTGACAACCGCCGCCGACCGTGGTATTATAAAGACAATAAAACAAGGCGGGCAACCGCAAAGGAGATACACGATGAAAGCAAACAGCAGAGCGCAAGCGTGGAGAGAGGCAGATAACCTTTTTCCGACCGACTATATCAAAGACGAAATGAAAAGCAATATAGCAGGATATGACATTTATTGCAGCACTTGTGAAGGCGTAAACGCTTGGATTAGTGATTTAGAAGATAGATTAGAAATCAACTTTACAACGGGCGAAACGGTAAATATTTGGATAGAAGAAGAGCCGCAATTCAAGGAATATCAAATAAGCGACGCGCTGGAAGTTATCGATGACGCGATATACGAAATCGATGACAAAGTGGACATCAAATTAGCAGAAATAGCAGGGATAAAAGAAGCAAGAAATAAATTATATGACGCTTATAAAGAGATTGCAAAGATATTAAAATCTCAATACCCTGACAGCGAACTATACCAAAGATATAATTTACAAAACGCATAAATAAAAACCGCCACCCCGCGGGCGTTATCGCGGGGAAAGGAGTCTTCAATGTATATCAGACAATTTTATAACAAAAATCAATTTATTATGAACGACGAAAAGAAAATCGTTTTTCAATCTTATGATAGCATAATCGCCGTTATCGACAAAAAAAGCGGTAAAATCGTTTTTGGTAACGACTGGGACTTTTCAAATACAACGCGAAAACATTTATATTTGTTTTTGAATGACTACAAAAACGCAATCGGCTATTTTCAATACGGCAAAATTTTCCACGGCGGGTTTGACGATAGCAAAAACAAGCGGCAATTTTTACAAAATCTTATCGACCAAAAAATTATAAAAATAAAGGAGTTTTAATTTATGAAAACATTACACGAAATCAAAAAGGAAATTGAAGCAAATCAGGAAGTAAAACGCGCTAACGACGCAGAACGCGAAAAAGCCGACAATGCATTTATAAGCGCGCACAAGGCACACGACCGCGACGCGGCGGGGCTTGCGTCGATTGAAATTGAAAAGTTACAAAAAGCCGCCAAACGCATAAGCGCACGCGAGCGAATACTAACAAATAATTATAATTATGTACTTGTTGAAACGGGCAAAAGTGCGCTTGCGGAAATCCTGAAAAAGTACGACGGCAAAAAACACGGCGAGAAAACAGCCGAAAAAATCCGCAACGAAATGCGCGAAAAAGGTTTTTCGTTCTATTTTCCGACTAATTATTTTACACAGGCAAAAGACAGTATAAATATTAACGAGCGCGGAGCATACGGGCGCGGGCTTGACATCTGGACGAAAAACCGCGCAACAAAAAGCGACATCGACCGCTACGCCGACCGCCTTATTAAAAGCGGCTATACGAGAATATAAGGGGGCATATTATGGGAAATGAGTTTGTTATTACAAATAGAAACGGTACGGCATATCTAAATATTTTTGCGCCTAACGACCTGCCCAAACGCACGAAAAACGGTTTTTCGATTAAAGATATTATATCTTTTTCAAAAAAAGACTACTACGTTTTTAATAGTTACGACGAAGCAAACGAATTTTGGCGCGTAATGCTGCGAGCGTGCGACGAGAACGCCGACCGCTGGAATGCTGTCCACTGGGCGGCGGACGGATATATTAAAGACTTTATCTGGGACTTGGGAATTAAAAGAATATAGGAGGGCTACAAAATGAAATATCAACAAGGAAAAGAACGGGCGCGAGATTGCGCTATCGAGTGGCAACTTGACTACGGCAACCACAATTATAGTTACGGCGAACTTGCCGACTTCTG